CCAATATGAAAACCGCTGATGGGGGTCTTTTATTAGAGGGCAGATTTGACTTTTCTATGTTTACAAGTCCATATCAAGCTCAAGAAATGGCAGAAATAATATTAAGACGCTCACGAACTAGCCTTGATATATCACTTAGAGCGGATGCAACAGCCTTAGACCTAGCCATAGGGGATATAGTAAATGTAACCCATGCAACCCCTAGCTTTTCCGCAAAACCCTTTAGAGTACAGGGAATGTCAATAAATACAGACCACACAGTAAGTTTACAATGTTCAGAGCATCAAGATAGTTTCTACACATTTGGTACACAACAAGAAGTGCCAACAATACCCGATACAACACTACCAAACCCCTTTTCAGTACAGCCACCCGCCAGTATTACACTAGCTGATGAACTGGTAGAGTATGCTGATGGAATTGTTATCACTAGAATGTTAATTACTATCGGAGCGTCTACAGACCTTTTTGTCGATAATTATGAGGTGCAAATAAAGCAGACATTAGACCCAGATGGAAATGCTGTAAGTGATTCGTTTCGAGAAATAGCAGTAGGAAAAATACTGGAATATCAACATCTTAATGTGATTGATGGTGCAACCTATCAAGTTAGAGTAAGAGCAGTAAACACCATAGGCTCAAAGAGTACCTTTATATCAACCACAAGAGCAATAGTAGGGGGTGTTGAACCGCCAAGCAATGTAGAGGATTTTGGGGTTGAGTTACATGGTCAAGACCATCTAAAGCTTACATGGACTCCACCTTCTGCTAATAGTGACCTAGACATCTCTTTTTACGAAATACGCTATCAAAATGTTACTACTGGTGCTAATTGGATTAATTCTACCAATCTTGTTAGATGCCCTAGAAGAAAATGCGATAACGCTATAGTACCTGCTAGAGTGGGTTCATATCTCATAAAGGCAGTTGATAAAAACGGCAACACCTCCGCAGAAGCCACAATCGTGACTACAAACATTTCTGGAATACAAGCCTACAAGCAAATATCAACTTTTACAGAAACACCAGATATTTTTACAGCATCAAGTCAAATGGACTCAACCTTTCCACTCGCGGTAAAAATAGACTCATCTGGAGATGTAATATTGTCTTTAGATACTGTGACTAATTTTGACGATACAGTAGGGAATTTTGATAGTGCGGAGGGTGATTTTGAACTAGGGGGAACGGATACAACGTCAAACCCAAACTTTAATAATACGAATAGAGATGCAAAAGGGTTCTACAATTTCACTAATTCGCTTTCACTTGCACAAATATTTGATGGAAATATAGAGCCTAGCATTACATTAGATTCCGAAAATCCTTACGACTTTTTTGATAGTGGTCGAGGTGCGTTACTGTTCGATGAAGCAAAAGCACCTTTTGATGGAACGGAACAAATACACGCTTTTCATAGGGTACAGATTGCAACATCAACAACATCACTAGCCGATTGCACAAGCTTTCAAGACATTACACAGTCAGCAACATTTAAATTTAAGTTTGCAAAGTTTCGTTTAAAGTTGTCAAATGACGATGCCCAAACATCTAGTAATGTTAAGCAAATTGTGATTAAATTAAATATGGAAGAAAGAACTTTTGCGGAAAGTAATTTGGCAACATCAAGCGGAAGCAAAACAGTAACCTTTACAAACCCATTTTTCGAAGCACCTGCAATTGGTATTTCAGCACAAAATATGGCTACTGGTGATGTTTTCACAATAAGTTCAAAGACAGTAAGTGGGTTCACAATAGCGTTTGCAAATTCTAGTGGGGGTGCAGTCGATAGAACATTTGACTACATAGCAAAGGGATTTGGGTTGCAAAGTTAACAGGAAAAAGGTATAAAAAATCATGGCACAAGTTTCAGATGTAAGTTTAGCAAATCAAGGTTTTAGTTCTTTTCGGACTGAATTGAATAATATTTTGACGGCTTTGAATACTTCACACATAGGAAGTTCAGCACCAAGTTCAGTAGCTACAGGCACAATATGGGTCGATAATGGAACAAGTGGCACACTAAAAGTAAAAATTAACGATGGTTCTGACAATATTGAGTTGTTTTCAATAAATATAACAAGCAACGCAATCACAAGCACAATGTCAACGACTGGTACTATATCAGAAACAGACCCTAATGCTTTACCTTTGGCGATTGCTCTAGGATAGGGAGTAGAATATGGCTAACACATTTAAGGTAAAAACAAACGGAGCAATGCCTAGTTCTGGTTCGGCTGAAACCCTTTACACAGTACCAAGTTCAACCACCACAGTTATCATAGGGTTATTGCTTTGTAACATTCATACTACAGCCGTAACAGTAGATGTAGAAATAGAGTCCGACACAAGCGACACAGAAACAAACTCAAACGTTTCAGTTGTCAAAGGGGTCAGCATACCTAATGGCTCAACATTAGAGGTTCTTACTGGTGGAAAGGTATGTTTACAGGCAACCGATGTTTTGAAAATAAATTGTAGTGTTCAAGCAAAGATAGACGCTACACTTAGTATATTAGAGATAACATAAGGGGAAACAATGCCATTTATAGGAGTACAACCCGCATCAGCTTTATTAACGAGTGCTGATATACAAGATGGACAGATAACAACAGCAAAGCTTGCAGATACAGCCGTTACAACTGCAAAAATTACTGATGATGCTGTTACAGGGTCAAAAATAGAAAATAGTCCAACAATAGCCAATGGTCTTACTCTCACCGATGGCGATTTGACTGTCGCTAATGGTCACGGAATTAATTTTGCAAGTGCTTCTGGTGATTCTGGTGGAATGACTGGTGAAATATTTGCAGATTATGAAGAGGGAACGTTTACACCATCAGTTGAGGGAAATCAAACTGCGGGAACTGCGACATATATTTCACGCTCTGGAAGATACAAAAGAGTTGGAAACTTTGTGCATACGACATTCCATTTTAGTTTATCGGGTCACACTGGTTCTGGAACAATGTTAATGAAAGGTATTCCTTATACTGTTGCAAATAGTGTGGAGTTCACTGGCACTTGTATGTTGAATAATTACAACACCGATGCAAGCATAATAAATCTTGTTCTGTATGCTAATACTGGAAATGATTATCTTAGAATTTATGCAACTAGGGATAACGCTTCGTGGCTTGCTCAAGACTTAGATTCAGTATCGGCTTTAATTGGAAGCTTCTCTTACCATGTTTGATAACAGATAAAAGGATAGAAAAATGGCAATAACAAAAGAAGAAATTCAAGATAAATTGGAAGTGGTAGGAGAGTTTAAACATATACAAGTGCGAACAGCCACAATTATAAAAGAAGATGGTAAAGAAATATCAAGAAGTTATCACCGCCATGTTGTAGCACCAGATTCAGACAGCACAAACGAGAGTGCAGATGTGAAAGCAATGGTCAAACAATTCCACACAAGTGATGTCAAAACAGCATTTCAAAAACATAAGGAAGCACAAACCTAATGGCATATATAGGCAAATCACCCCAAGTTGGAAACTATATCAAGCTAGATGCAATAACAACATCAAGCACCAACACCTATAATCTTCTAAATGGTGGGGTGGCATTTGTACCAGAATCAGCCTTGCATATGTTGGTTTCTTTGAATGGTGTTATACAAGAACCGCTTACCGCCTTTTCAGTTTCTGGTTCTACAATCACATTCTTACCCTCAAGCGGTACATTATCATCAAGCGACTCAATAGATTTTATTCTGGTCTTAGGAAACACGTTAGACATAGGAACGCCAAGTGATAGCACAGTCACAAACGCAAAGACAAACTTTGTTTCGACTTCATCAAGTGCAGGGTTGTCTATAAAAGGCGATGGCACGACAGACGGAACACTACAGCTAAATTGTTCACAAAACTCACATGGGGTAAAGTTGGCATCACCTGCACATTCCGCAGGTCAATCATACACTTTAACGCTTCCTACAGGCAATCTAACCGCAGGGAACGTACTCAAGATAAATTCTATTAGTGGGTCTGGTACAACCGCTATAGGGCAGTTAGAAGCACCTTCAGAACTAACGATGCCAAATCAACCTGCTTTTTTGGTTAAAGCTACAGTAAATACAAATTTTGCAATTAATACGTTTCATACAGTTGCTTTTGGTACGGAAACCTTCGATCAAGGAAATAATTTTGCATCTAATACTTTCACAGCACCAGTAACAGGGAAGTATCAATTAAATTTGATAGGCTATTTTGAAGATGTTGCTTCTTCAGCAGATTATTTACAGATTGAGATTTATACAAGTAACGATAGGTATTTTGGAATAATTGACGCTACAGGGTTTGACCAAACAGTCACCTATCTTACATTACCTATAGCTGTTTTAGCTGATATGGATGCAAATGATACAGCCTACGTTAGATATACTCAAAGTGGGGGTGACCAACAAATAGACCTTTCAGTCGAAACAATGTTTTCTGGATATCTAGTCTGTTAAAAAAAAGGAATAAAAAATGGCAAAAATTACATTAAAAATAGAGGTCGATGATACCCAACAAGCTATATTGAATAATGACTTGTTAGACATTAATGAATGGGTACAAGACGCAATGACAGGCAAAATAAACAACTGTTGGAAAAGGATGCAACAGGAATGGACTACAAAGCTAATGAATGATGAATCTTTCACAGACCCAATACCAAGCAACCAAGCCGACTTTGTAAAGCTTATCACCGCTAGGTCAGATTATAAGACTAGAAAACAAAGAGATGCCGAAAGCTCTATCGGAGAATAAAGATGCCTTTAACTAAAATACAAAGCAGAGGAACAGATAATGTAGGGCAAGGTTCGTCTAATATCATAATTAATGGTGCAATGACTGTAAGCCAAAGAGGAGATAGCACAGGAATAACATCTGGTGGCTATTATGCTTGTGACAGATTTAAATCTGACTTGAGTGGAGTAGGAACATGGAGCATTGCTCAAAGCACAACCGCACCAACTAATAAAGGTTTTCAAAATTCAGTCAAGTTAGACTGCACTACTGCTAATGGAAGTTTGGCTAGTGGTGCGTATTTCATTTATCAAACACGCATAGAGGGTCAAAATTTGCAAAGTTTGGCTTTTGGTACGTCTGAAGCAAAACCTTTAGTATTGTCCTTTTATGTTAAGTCAAATAAAACAGGAACTTATCACATAGGTTTGTATAACACAGATAATGCAAGAATGAATGGTAGAACATACACAATTGATTCCGCTAATACATGGGAACTAAAAACAATTAGTTTTGACGCTGACACAAGTCAAGGCTTTACAAATGATAACAATTCGTCACTTTTAATTGAATGGTGGTTGGCAGGAGGGACAGACTATACTTCTGGCTCTACTCCTACAGCATGGACATCGGCTGACAATACAATAAGAGCAGGAGGATTAGCAGTAAACCTTGCTGATAGCACAGATAACGAATGGTTGATGACAGGAGTCCAATTAGAAGTTGGCTCACAAGCTTCAGATTTTCAGCACGAAGATATAGGAACAACACGCAGAAAATGTATGAGATATTTTCATTCAATTAATGGTGCAGGTCATAGTGACCCTACAGATAGTGCATATGGAAGATATATTAGCTTTGGTCAAGACAATAATGGTCTAAGGTGGTTTCATCACTTTCCTGAAGAAATGCGGTCAGCACCGACAATGACCGCTAATAATATTAGTTCATCGACAATTCAGCATTTCAACTATAATACACAAACTGGTATTTCTATGACAGGCACAGGTTTAAATGAAGGTGGAAAAAGAACTGGTCAAATATTTTTCACTTTTTCATCTGGTGCAGGTGTTGGAAGTATTGTTAGTTGGAGATGGAATAATAACCCAGATGCGTCATTTGATTTTGATTCGGAGTTGTAAAAATGGAAATTAAATCAGCACAATATATAGAAGCTGAAAAAGATAGAAAAACAGTTGTAAAATGTACTATTAATGGCGTGGAGTGTTTTGTTCCTATGGACTTAGATAACAAACACTATGCAGAAATAGTTAAACAAGTAGAAGAAGGGACTTTGACCATCAAGGAAGCTGAAGAATGACAAAAGCAGATATAAACGCAATTCTTATGGAGCTTAGCGTTCTCAAAAACGATATGTACCATTTTAGACAGGATATGGAACGTAGGGTTTCACGGCTTGAAAGAATAGTTATTTCAATAACCGCCTTTTATGTGTTAAGTTCATTTGGGGTAATCTTCAACACTATAGTGCTATAAATGCGATACAGGGGGGTTCTTAAATGTTTGACCCTATAAGTATCACCGCCAGTTTAAGCGTAGCCAGTAGTGCTTTTCAAGGCATAAAAAGAGCATTTATGGCAGGTCGAGAGCTTGAATCCATGTCACAGGACTTGTCGAGGTGGATGGGTGCGGTTTCTGATATTGATAACGCCCATAAGTCAGCTAAAAACCCATCATTGTTAAAAAAAGTAATGAGTGGCAAAACTATAGAACAAGAAGCCATCGAAGCATTTACCGCTAAAAAACAGCTAGAATCGCAAAGAGCGGAGCTTCGGACGTTCATCCAATTTTCGCATGGACAGAGTAGTTGGGAGGAGCTTTTAAGGATGGAAGCAGACATTCGTAAGAGAAGACAAAAGGAGGTTTACGATAAACAGCAATTTAGAGAAAAAGTCATTTCTATCGTTGTCATTATCATTGTGTGTAGTGTTGGCATTGGTCTTTTGGGTCTTTTCGTTTACTCACTCATGGGGTTGGACAGGGGTTGGTGGCTATCAGACTAGGGATAAATGCGTTAGAAAAGAAGGTGGACAAGAAACCTTTGAATGGCTTTGTACTGATGGAGAAGTGATATATTACGCACAATCGGACAATATAAAGAACTGTTTTACTTGTTTTCTCAAAAAATTTAGTGATTGGACTTGGGAACAAGAAATTAGAAAAGGGTTCAGAGAAGACCCAAAATATGTTACTTGTAGAAGATATAAAAGAAAAAAGGCAAAGAATGGTCAACAAGTGTGTTTATACAGGGGTGCAAATAATACTTATACATTAGTGGTTGAAGGAGAATGTCCAGTAGAGTTTCAATGCAAATATCAGCCTAACTCACCAGAACCTAATATAGATAGCGTTGTTGATTCACTAAATGAGAGTTTTAAGAAATGACACAAAAGAAACTAGAAAAAGATTCAAAATATAACGAAATGGACGCTAACAAAGATGGCGTTATTTCTGATGTTGAAATAGATAGTTGGCAACAAACAGAAG